GTTCAAGAAGCGAAAGGAAAAGTTCACATCACTTCGCTGAAGGAAAACGGTCTTTTGTTGGTTGACATCAAAGACGGTGAAGGAATGACACCGTTTAATAAATTCAAAGGACTGGAAAGGATTTCGAACAAGATTACATAATAAAAGGGAAACTATATTTATGGCAAACAAACACCGCAACATCGACAAAGATGAATTGCTTGAAATGGCTTATCGTTATTGCGACTTTTGTATTTCTTCGACAAAAGAAATCGCCACGAATTCAGGCGTGAAGCAAGTCAAGGAACGTCACATTCCGACCGTGTCTTATTTTCTTCTTCACTGGCTTCGAAGGGAACACTTTGACTTTTATAAACGAACGAATTGGTACGACGCGATGAAGGACGAAACGCATCCATTGTCGAACACTATAAAAACAATTGACAACGATTTCAATGCGTTGGCGCGTGACATCGTCGCAAACGAAGGCAAGGGAATTTTCTACGCAAAGAACAAACTGGGAATGCACGACCGCCAACAAGTCGAAACACGAACGGTTGAAAGATTCGATTTCGATGTCAACGATTAAAGGTTATCGACCGCACAAACACCAGCTTGAAATTCATCAAGCAATCAACCAAGGAAAAGAAAAGTATTTCGCTTTGAACATCGGACGGCAATTCGGAAAGACAATGCTCGGAATCAATCAACTTCTTTGGTGGGCAATCAACGACCGTGGTTGCACGATTGCTTGGGTGACACCAGTTTACAAACAAGGAAAGAAGGTGTTCGCTGAACTTGAACGCGCCGTCGCGAAGTCAGGATTGTTTGAATTCAACAAATCCGATTTGCGAATCACCGGGTTCGGTTCATCGATTGAATTCTTTTCAGGTGAACGACCAGATAACATTCGAGGTAACACATTCGACTACATGGTCGTCGATGAATTCGCGTTCACACGTCCTGAACTTTGGGACGAAGTATTGTCAGCGACGGTCTTGGTCAAAGGAAAAAAGGTCATCTTCATTTCAACACCGAAAGGAAAGAATCATTTTCACCGGGTGTGTCTTCAGCAAAATTACGACGACCGTTATAGATATTTTCATTTCACCAGCTTCGACAATCCTATGATTGATCCGAAGGAACTTGAAGAACGCAAGCGGTCATTGCCTGACCATGTGTTTCGTCAAGAATACCTTGCGGAATTCATGGACAACGCTGGTGGCTTGTTCAAGGGTGTGTCGTCGTGTATCGGTCAAGGTGAACGAACATCGCGAATGTATGGCGGTCTTGACATCGGACGCGCTGACGATTACACGGTGTTGACAATCCTGAACGAACATGGTCACATGGTTCATGTCGAACGCTGGCGACACGATGACTGGTCGCGAATCATTGACAAGGTTGCGAACTTGATTCGAAGCTTCAACGCAATCACCACGGTCGAAGTCAACAACCAAGGCGACGTGTTCTTCGAAATGCTTCAAAACACATTGAGAAACAAGGTCGTTCCATTCGTGACCACATCGAAGTCGAAACCGATATTGATTGAAGACCTTGCGCTTTCGTTCGAACAACAATCGATTCGTGTGAACGATGTCAAATGGTTGCTTGACGAACTTGAAAGTTTTACTTACATTTACAATCCGAAAACAAGGAACGTTCAATATAGCGCACCGACTGGACTACACGACGACGGTGTGATGTCGTTGGCGCTTGCGTGGAATTCCATGAAGAACAACAAGTCGAAAGGGAAATACAACACTTTGAGAATATGAAAATAAAATTACCAGCTTCGATTCACGAATGCAAACCTGACCAGCTTGTCAAATGGTTGATGTTAGCTGAAGTCATCAAGGAAAAGCAAAACGATGAATTGTTTCAAATGCTTGACTTTCAATGTCAGCTTATTTCAATCTTTTCAGGAATGAAGGTCAACAAGGTCAAGCAACTTGCAATCGAAGACGTTCAACGTTTGTCTGGTCACTTGACGCGAATGATTGCGAATTACAATTATTCCGAACCGCTTGGTGAAGTGACGGTCAACGGTCAGCGATATGTCTTTGAAAAAGATTTCCGTTTGATTAGCACTGGACAAATCATTGACTTGAAACTAATCGACGACGTGGCAAGTGATCCAGTTCAGGCACTCGCGATTTGTTATGTCGAAGAAGGATTCGAGTATTGTCAAGAAGACGACCGTGGTCGTGTGTTGAATCCGAATGACAAACGATACAAAGCGTTCAAGGAACAATTCGACGGCGAAGAATTCATGAACTTCTTCGGTTTTTTTTTGCGCGAATCATCGAAGCGGAACGACGCTATATTGGCAATCCAGACGATACGGACGATGATGAATCAAAGACAAGCGATAGCGAACTTAAAGATAACGAATGGTTCACATGGACAAGAATACTTCAACGACTTGGACAAGAACTTGGAACAAGCATTGACGCAATCACTAAACAACCGTATGTGAAGACATTGTTCTGGATGAATTACTTGAAGCTGAAAGACGAACAAGAATACATATTAAACAAACAACGTTGACATGGCTGACTTTGATTTCCTTGAAGAATTCGGGGTGTCGGTTGCCGAAGCTGAACAACCAAAAAACGTCTACGAAAAATTCATTCTAAACGTTGGTAACAAAGTAACCACCGACCTTCGTGAATACATTCAGCAAAACGCAATGAACACTGGTGCGCTTGCGCAATCGGTTGTGTACTTTCCGACTGGTGCGTTGTCGTTTGAAATTCAGGCGGACGATTACTACAAATTCGTCGACCAAGGTGTGAACGGAATCGCGGTCAATCATGCAAGTCAGTTTTCGTTTCGTTATCCGGGTGTGTCATATAACATGGCGAAGGCGATTCAAGAATGGAAAGGACTTGAAATGTCGCACGCGTTTGCGATTGCTTCGAACATCAAGCAACGTGGTTTGAAACCGAAGCTTATCACGGACAATGTCATCAATGACAAGGTGCTTGAAATGATTGCGAAGGACTTGACCGAAATCACTGGATTGACGTTTGAAATTAAATTCGAAAAGACAACTGAAAAATGGCAATAACAATTACACAACAACCGCAACGATTTCAACCAGCGTGCAATCCGTATGTGTGGGTTTTTGAAAGCGACCAAACGGCGCAACCGAACTTCAGCTTCATTGTTGAACTTTACGTCGGTGGATCACTTGTATCGACACATCAAGTGTTCAACGAATCTGGCAATTACGCAAGGTTCGACGCGAGCGGTGACCTTCGTTGTTTATTGACAAGCGAAATGGTGACAACTGGCGCGTTGCTTACTTTTTACGATCCAGCGGTTGATGTGGTAAACATTCGTGTTTACGAAAAGTACGGAACGCCACCAGTGTTGTCAGGAACGTTTGTGACTGGACTTGTGAACAGCGCATGGAACGCTTCGCTTCGACATCCTGACTTCATCGCATACGACCACTTTGACTACATGGTTTCAAGGACGAACACGAATTCAGGGAACATTCTTTTCTTGACTGACTTTCCAAGAACAAGAAAGTATTTCGTCGGACTTTACGAAAGCGCGTTCCTGACATTCATCAATCGAAGCAAACCTAACGTTGACTTTTATTTGAATCTTTACGATATCACTGGAACATTGATAACAAGCTACACGAACACGATTGGTGTCGGTGACTTGAACGTGATTGATTGCGCACCACAAAACTTGATTGCGAACACAACGGTCACATTGCTTGACTTTCAATCATGCGCTTATTTCACGGTGCGCGTTCAAGGTCTTGATCCGGGAACGAATTCAGGATTCAGCGAATTGTTCACATTCTGGATTGACACCGAATGTCATCGATACGACACACAACGACTTCACTGGTTGAACAAGCTTGGTGGGTGGGATTCATTTACCTTTACGCTTGTGTCAACGAATTCAACCAAGGTCAAGACATCGGAATATCAAAGGGAACGTGGTCAATGGGACAACACTGGAACGGCTTGGGAATACACACGTTATCATGGTGAACAAATGGCGTTCAACAAATATGCAACCGACACGACCATTTTGAATTCCGACTGGATTCACGAAAGCGTTCAACAATGGTTGGTGCGTGAACTTTACGAATCACCGAAAGTTTATCTTGAAGTGACACCCGGTGCATTTGAACCAGTGAAGGTCACGAATGAAGATTTCAACTTGAAGCAACGACGCGTTGACGGATTGATTCGTGAAACGGTCAACCTTCAAAGAACATACACATACAATTCACAATTGACTTAATGGCTGGCGAACTTTACATAAACAACCGATTAATCGACATCGACCAAGCGTTGCCATTTCCGTTGACGTTCAACATTGCTGACATCCGCGATGTGTCCGCGCGTAAAGGAAACAAGTCGAAGACAATCACGATTCCCGGAACGAATTCGAACAGCGCAATTTTCCGTTCCATTTTCTTGTTGACTTATACCGACGAAACCACCGACACGAATTCAGCGTTCCTTGACTTTGATCCAAGTATTAAAGCAACGGCACGATACTACAACAACGGAATTCTTGAATTCAATGGAATCGCACAACTTCAGGAATGTAAACTAATCGACGGAACATGGTCATTCGATTTGACCTTGGTGTCGGATACGATTGACTACATTTCCAGAATGAACAAGGTCAAGATAAACGAACTTGACTTCAGCGAATTCAATCACGCGTTGACGAAGGCGAATCAATTCGAAACGTGGTCAGGATTGAATCAAATCAATGGTGTGTCAACATCAATCAAAACTGGTTCGGACTGGAATGGCGTCGGTTATTACTACGGCTTGATTGATTACGGCTATCGACACCACGTTCAACGCGACCGATTTGATTGTGACGAAATTCCATTACAAGTTTTTGTTTATGGAATCTTGAAGAAGCTTTTCGAATACGCTGGAATCACTTGGTCGTCGAAATTCTTTGAAACGCAAAGATTCAAGAAACTTTTAATGGCTTACTTCGGTGGAAACTTTCCGACGATTTCGCCGTCACAATCCACGAATGATTCCGTTTATTCAACTGAAAACAACAACGCTTCAGGTTTCATAATTAACGGTTCAACGAACGCAACGAACAACCTTGTTTTTTGGTCGGATGTATTCCTGAACGATGTGGTCGATGTTACCTTGGTTAGTGATCCGATTTCTCAAACAACTTCGACAACGCCGTTTGTCATCAACGCTGGAACGACTGGAATGTACACGGTTGAATATAACGGCAATCACCAGTTCGATGTGACATTTGACCAAACCGCAACGAATTACTTTGCTTTTCAATTGCGCTTGACGATTTACAAGAATGGCGTAAACATTTCGCAAGACGTGATTTACCAAGGTGTGT